CATCAGTGTTGTAAGCTAACGAATCGAAGTTAACACCTGTCAACCAAGTACCTTCTAAAATCCATTTCTCAACAACAACACCCGTTGGGTCTAACATCTCAAGGTCAACGTTCTTTTTGTAACCCGCGGCATAACCCATACGACCTGTCACAGACTCCGCACATAAACGTACCCACTCCATCAAGGCTTGTGATGCTGAAGGTCCGATAGGGTCACGGAATTTAACAGGGATTGTTGCCCAAGTAAATCTACCTGCAACATAAGTTGATGTGTTTAAGAATGGAATCTCCACAGGGTTAACAGTAATATTTGGTCTTGCCGTCGATTCTACGAACCACTCGTTAATTCCCAATGTAGTAGGGAAACGAAGAATGAACCTGTTCTGTCTTTTAGGTTCATAAGGTATCGGCATTTTCATTAATAAATCAGCCATTTCAGTTGTTTTTTGTTTTTCTTATTTTTTGTTTATGTTTGTTTATAAATATCTCCAAATAAATTTTTTGTATTTACTTTTAGATTTTAAAAAATTATCATTTGCATATAAGTATCTAGTTTTCTAGTTTTGTAATTTTTTAACTCCTCCTGCTGTAGAATAAGTCTTTAAAATATTATCTGGTTCCTGGTCAAAATGAGATTTAACTTTCTCTACGTTTCTAGGGTCATCATCAGAAAAACCAATACTAGGTATTACAAAATTATTAGAAACTTTATTCTTTAAGAATGCTTTCTTATGAATGTGTTGAGATAAGTCTCTAACATATTGGATAAATTCCTTTAAAGCTTTAATTTTACCTTCTTCAGGGTTTGTTGCAGAACCTTCACCATAACTTACAGGGTAAAATCTGCACATATCTAAATACTCACGAATCATATCTTTCTTTGAAAGTTGTTCTTCGTCAGCAAGGTCTCTATATTTCTCTAAATTTTTAACCAACTCGTTTGAATCAATACCATTGTGATTAGATACAATATAATTATAACATGCTTCTTTTAAAGTGTTTGGGTGGTGACCTCTTGCGGTGACGATTGAAAAGATTGAACCGTTGTTGATTGCTTCTACGAAGTCGTCCCATGCAGGACCTGGTTTAGCCGTCATAGAATCGACAATAAACTGTTTGTCTCCTAATGTTCGGAAGTATCTAAACGCATCTTCTGCAAAACCTGTTATAGTATGTCCTTCATATTCGAATGGTTCTTTACCAATCTCTGTTCTATACTCGGCGAAGTCTTCTGTTGACATACCAACTTCATTACCTTCTTCGTCTAATAAAACAATTTTTGTTGGCATAACCGCAATATTGTCATCCCAGTCAAAAGAATAATATTTCATGTCGGGTGTTCCTTCTTCGTCAAACCCTTCTTTAAGAATTTTTCTTATTTTCATTTTTTTAATTTAGGCTAAAAAGTGGGGCTTGTGACCCCACTTTGTTTTATAATTATTAGATGTTCTCGAAAGATGCTCCTGTCGGAGTGATGTAGAACGTGATGTCGATAAACTCAAGTGAACGAGTTGGTTTGATGTAAATCTTACCTGTCATTTGGTTTCTATCTAAGTCAGCAGTGTCTGAAGATACGGTTACACGGAAGTCGTATAAACCACGGTCTCTTCTAATTGCGTCTAAGATAGGGTTCACCGCGTCTAAGAAGTCTTGTCTTACTTTAGCATCGTTTTGTTCAAACAATAATCTAACTGAAACCGCTGAAATCAACTTACGAGCTTGTAGTAATAATCTTCTTACGTTAATTCTGTCAAGAGCAGATTGTCTAATTTGTAGAGTTTTATTACCCCAAATTACAGTACCTACATCAGAGAAGGTTGCGATTGGGTTAATTCTACCTTGATACAATACGTCTCTATCTTCTTGAGTCAACTTCTTACGTGCTTTAACCGCGTTTACAATACCACGAGTGTAACCTGCCGTTGCGAACCATGGGTAAGCAATATTATCGGTTAATGCTAAGTTTCTTGTAACCTCAGCCGTTGCTGGTAAGTAAAGTTGTGTATTATTTACACTATCACGAGTCAATACCCAAGGGTAATAAGTCGCGGTATAGTTAGAGTCAATACCAGTGTTATCTAAGTTGTCTACCGCCTCTTGAGGATATATGAAATCTTGAGGGTTAGTACTTGAAGGTACATACATATTGTAGTCAGGTGTAGTACACACATAAAGTGAGTCAGCTCTTTGAGTTTCAATCATGTCGATTGCTTCCTCAACTAAGTTTGAGTTGTTTACGTAGTCAATACCTGGTGTTACAAACACGTTGATGTTAACCGCTTCAGGGTTAGCAAATGTTTGTTGACCTAATAAGTATGCGTAGTAGTCAGTATTTGCAAATGTTTGAGTTGCGTCACCAACAGTGATTTGTTTGAACGCTCCCCATCCTGTTGCTGTTGGGTATTTAATTGAAGGACATGCACCTTTTAAGTAACCTGCTCTACCAACTGCAAATCTATCAGTGTTAGTTCTATATTCTCTATAGATATCCCATCCGTCGAAACCACCTTGTGCTAATACTGAGAACTTACGAGCGTAAATTCTGTAGTATGGGTTTTCAGAGTTGTCAGGGTCTTGGATAAATGGTGCGTCACCACAAACGAATGCCGGTGTACCACTTGTTACAAATACATCAGGAATTGTAATTGCCGATGCGTTAACGTCCATGTGGAAACCTTTACTTCTCCAATTCCAAGGTTCACCTGTAGTATCTGTACAGATATCTAATGGTAATTGTTTACCTTTATAAGAGTAGTAATCAACGTCAATACCAATAGTGTCGGAAATACCTAAGTAAGTTCTACGTACATTATCACCGTTACTTCTAGTTGCGTCGTCCGCACCTGAAGCTAAACCGAATGGTGGGTTGTAAACAACTTCACCAGGATAGTCGTATTTATTTTTAATGATTGGGAACGGAGGTTTAACACCTGCGTACTCTCTGAAGTTGAATCCGTCGAAACCACAAGGTAGTGCGTCAATCGGAGCGTCTTCGTTCATCTCAACCATAATGTATTTAGAGTTCAATAAGTACTCACCATCAACAGTACCAATTTTTTGTGCGATGAATGAATTTTCCATCGGGTTCATAGTACAGTTAGTGAATTTCTCTAAAACAACAGGGTTAGCGTCTGTATCAAAGAAGTCACGAACTAAGATATCAAATGTTCCGTTATTGAACGACATGTTAGCCATTGATATTTTAACTAATGTATTTGCCGCGTCACCATCAGAAATTAATCTAAACTTAAATAAGTTATAAACTTTATTACCACGTAATTCAGAAACAATCCATGGAGTCTCCGGTGATTGGTATTGTTCTAAGTAGAATGCAATTGATGTTGGGTCACTACCTTGTCTTGCGTCAGGTAGAGCGGTTAAGTCACAACTTAAACCTCTAACATAACCTTTTCTCCATCCGTAGTTTAACATTGCTTGGAATCTCTCTTCTACAAATAACGGAACAACTGTTCTTGGTTTTGCAAAGTTTGATGAACCAAATACTTTAGGTAGATATTGTGTATCTGAATTTTGGAAAGATGTTTCAAAGAAGAATTGTTTACCTTCTTTATTAGTCACATTTAATCCGAATGTTGAATATGGGTTTTTAGTCACACCTGAGTATTGACCTACACAGTCCATAGTTACATCGGTTAAACCTGAAACTTCGTAAACAGCACCATTGTCAGTACCGTAAGTTGCCAAACCTCTTGAACGAAGTGTTGCAATAACTACGTCATCGTAGTCGGTGTAAGCCGTACCTGAATAAACATAAATCCTACCAATTAAAGTACCTGTATAACAATTAACAGGTGCCGCAGTTGTTGTAGTTGTAGTAGTTGTTGGGCCAGGTGTTACACAAGGGTCAGTAGTTGTTGTTGTAGTAACAGGTGCTACTGTAGTTGTCGTAGTTACAGGTGTCATAGTTAACCCTGTAACAATTGACCAGAATGAATAACCTGTGTAAGCCGCGTTACCTAAGTTATCAAATAATGCGTAGTACCAAGGGTCGTTTTGTGGTGCTGCGTAATTAATAAGTGATGCGTCAATAGACTCAACACCCATTACGTTAGTTTCAGCTGTGAATATTGGTGCAAAAGCCTCATAAGTATCTCCTGAAATCGCTCCGTAGTAATAGATTGAAGTGTCTTCAGTTGATGGTGTGTTCATGATATCAAAAATTTGATTATTCATGTTAGTTCTTAACGTACTAGTACTACCATTAAACAATTCATAAGGTAAATCAATTCTGCTAGCAATTTCCGTAGGAATTTGACTTGGGTCTAAAAACTCAATAGAGTTAAGACTATTTGTACAACCTGAGAAATCAATTGCGAAGTCTATAGTTAAAAAGTCATTACACGCTGGTTGACAATCAACTACCGTAGGGTCTTCACAATAAAAATCAATTGTTGAAGGGTCTACGTTAGCCTTAATGCTAATTGACCAAGATGGTCCCGCGTCATAACCTGATAAACCTAAGATTCTTGTTACGAACAATTGGTTAGATTGTTGTAAGTAAGCCTTTGCAATATAAGCGGCTTCATATTTAGGTATTTGTGTGTTAATGAATTTTTCAGGTGAAGTTCCTCCAAAGTAAGTCGAAAACTCATCGAAATTAGTGATAAAGATTGGTTCAAATGCTGGACCCATCAAGGTTTCACCAACAATACCCAACGTTGTTACACCAACACTCTGAGCTACGAAACTTAAGTCAACTTCTGATGTATACACTCCAGGTGATACGAATACTTTACTGTTTGTTGCCATTAGTCTTTTTGTTTCTTAAAATTTTATTTTATTATAAATATTATCAAAAAACCCAAAGTACTTTACTTTAGACCAACTATTTATTATATAGGCAGACTATTTTCTGCCTTTTTTCTACCATGAGTAATGACAACAAAAAGATAAAGAATTTAAAGATATCCGTTGAGGTACATGATGTCCTTAAAACCTACTGTGAAAAGAGGGGAATTAAAATGTATCGATTTTTAGAAAAACTAATTATTGATAAATGTAAGGGTAAACCCGATATCTACGGGGAGGATTAAATAAGTGAGTTTCTTAACTTAATTATTGAATCTAAATTACTATCAGTTTTAGTGACTACAAACCTAACAACATCATTAGTGTTGATTTGAATTTCATTGATGTCTGAACCGTAATAATCATTATTGATGAATACATCATAACTATCGACATTCTCGGTCCCACTAATAAAAGAGTCGGTGGTATATTCAAAAACTTCTGTGATGGTGTTATTACCTGTTACAAATAATATATCCATATCAACAGATTTATTATCCGCAACAATTCTTTTTTGTTTTTGTCTTGATTGAGTATCAAACTCAACAACCTGTAATATTCTTGATACCGCAGGTGAAACCTCAAATTCATTTTCATCAATTAAAAACCCTAACATTGTGAATTCATATGATTGGACATAATATTTTCTTTTGGCAATATCCATTACTGATTCGTCAGAAATATTACCCATTACGATTGGAATATAATGTCCTTTAATTACTGCGTAGGCTTGTCTTGATGCGAACATCTCAAGAATGTTTTTGTTGAATTGGTTTAATTCTCTCATTCTGTTACACACAATCTTAACCTGATAACTAATATCAACAGGAACAGGTTGTGGTATTTTATAAACGTCAGCACCATGTCTTTGTCCATCCCATGTAGGTACTTGAGCATAAAAGTATTGTCTTCTATTTGGTATGTTGTATAGTAACGCGGGGTTAGTACCGAATTTAACTTCAGGTATTCTAACTACAGTTATAAAAGGAGGCTCAACGTTCTTATCAATATTCTGAATATTCCATGTTTCTGCAAATTGTGACCAGTTTTGTGTTGTGATGATAATATCCACCATTGGTATTACTTTACCATCAACGACAGTCTTTAAATCATTCTTAACAAAATCCAAAAACCCACCATCTAAATCCGCATGAAGAATTGACTTAGGAAGGTAGGTACCATCCTTATTAATCTTCTCTAACAATTCCTCTCTTCTTGGGTATAAAGTCTTTGGGAATGTTAAAGGTATATTCTTCTTTATACTTTTTTTAGGTATCGGCATTTATTTCGTTATTTTTGGTTCTTGTTTAAATACGGCACGACTCTTACTAATAACATCGTAATCTTTATTATCAAACTCAATTACTTTGTTTGGATTTGCGAAAGCTATCTTATCAACTTTAGGTTTCTTAGAGTAATCTCTCATTCCATAAGTATCAACTATGGTAATACCCTCTTCAGTGTTATAAGATTTGAGTGGTTTGATTTGGTAGTTAATACCATTGATAGTCACATCGACACCCGCCCATCTATCCATCTTTGACCCGTGTGGGTAATATGTAATATCTGCTGTATCAATATTTTTTAAGAAGTTGTTTACTGAATCCCTCTCAAGTTTTAATCCGTTGGCGATTGATTGCCACTGTCTATCAACCAATAGTTTTGTGTATTCTTTATTATTTTTAAATAAATCCGCCATCCACTCAACAATATCTTTATCAGTGTTTTCCTCGGCATATTTCAAATAAATTAACGAATGAATTTCGTCTTTGGTATCAAAATAATTTAGAACCGACCAAGATTCATCATCACCAAGTTTTTCACCAATGGTATACACATCTCTTAATCCAGGTGTGAATATTTCGTCTTCTTGATGCCAATTTTCAGGGAAGGCTAATTCTAACGCTTTTTTAATGTTTGTTGAATTTATCCCTACTTTAGAAGGTTCAGATGTTTTAGTTGATTTTGGGTATTTCTCGTCAAACTTTGAAATGTCCACACTTAACTTGTTTTTAATGGGGTCGTAATTAACGTCACCTTCATTAAAAACAAAATTACCGTTACCACCTTTAATACTAACTAAACCTTGTGGGGTGTCACTACTTGGTACTGGTAATGGGTTATTAAAATAATATCTTCTCGTGTTAAACTTTTCGTACTTACCAATTGTGGTATAAGTAAAACTATTTGCTCTTTCAGAAACTTGTTCTGTAATGTCAATCTTTCTAACTTCAGAAATAACAAACAATTTATTTCTTAGGTTAACCATATCAACTTCTTTGGCTTTATGCACAGGTTGTTCACTATCCTTATAAACAAACGAATCATATTTGTAAGGATTATACGTTACGATATTACTGTTTGGTTCTTGTGGAATATCTTCACATGGATACTGACAATAATCTAATAATTTACCAATAACAAATGCGTGAACATTTTTAGCCATTTCTGTTCTAACACGTTCTTTACCTCCTTTTCTAACTCTGAACTCAACATCACCAAGTTTAACATAGTCGGCATGTAAAATAACCTTACTCTTATATGTTACAGAGAAGGTGTGTTTGTGTAGGTTATAATAAACCATCACTCGTTTACCGATAAATTCATTTTTGGCATTGTCGTGACCACATTCATGACAAACATAAGGGTCATCACCACCATCAGATAAACTCCATTTCCACCCACATTCTGAGCATTTGATTTTATCATCGACCTTATCGAATAATCTTTTGGCTTGTTGTTCCGTTATCCTAAATTTCATTATAATCCTCTAAATTCGTTATTGGTTACAGGAGAAGCATTGATTGTTCTATAAAATGGTTTGTAACCAGCATAAGTATGTTTATTATCAGATACAACCCTTCCGTCATCATTAACGACGTAGTATCTAACACGGCTTTCGGTTTCATAATACCCAATGTAATCACCATAATTAATGTCAATTTCTAATTCATCTAATTGTCTTTGATAAACCGATATTCTAACATTACCAGGTTCAGATTGTTGTATTTTAGAGTTACCCAAATATTTATTCTCAGGTGCAGTAACTTGAACATACCCTTTAAACTCTACGGGTGGTAAGAATTTAATACCGTCAGTTAGTGTTTCACCATAAACATCATCTGTCTTAGTCTTCTGTTTGTCAACACGATAAAGAACTAAAGTGAAATTCATATCACCATACAACCATTCCTCACCCATTGATATATCAAGGTTGAAATCTTCGGAACCAAAAAACTTTCCGATACGTGTAATAGGTACTTTATTCTCTGACATATTGATAAATATTCAGTTTTTTATTATAATTAATAGAACGATTGTGTTTTGGAAAATATAAACTTAACGATAGAACAAAAAGCCCTTAACCTCCTTGATAAATACGAGGGGGGTAATAACTATTTGATTAGGTTAAAGAAACAAAAGAATAACAACAAAAAGTTCTACCCTACTCGAGCACAAGCCGATTACATAACCTCTTTTATTGAGGTACAACCAAAGGTCGCTAAAAAGTGGGTTGACTTAGACCCTTACTTCGCAAAGAAAATTGCTGACGAAAAATTATTGACAGAAATTCCTGAACAAATTTGGATTGAAAAATTGTTGGTTGAAAAAGATAAATCATACCATATTTGGGGTAAGATTTTAGAATCTCAAGAATTACATGACTTTTGGTTACCTAAAGGTGCTATTATCAAGACTCACAAAACTGAACAAGTTGAGATTGATTATTCAAAGTATTCTCACCGACCTCCTCTTGAACATCAAAAGATTGCGATTGAGAAATTGGTTGGGACCAAAAGGTTCATTTTAGCTGATGATATGGGTCTTGGTAAAACAACCTCAACCATTATTGCCGCTTTAGAAACAGGGGAACAAAAGATTTTGATTATTTGCCCCGCGTCGTTAAAGATTAACTGGGAACGAGAAATTAGAAACTACACAGACAGAAGTGTTTATATCTCAGAGGGTAAAAACTTTTCAACGGAACATGATTTTGTAATTGTTAATTATGATATCCTAAAAAACTTTTACGACGTTAAAAACAAAGATAAATCACCAATAACTTTAGCCAACTTTGGGTTAGTGGTTATTGATGAGGCACACTATATACAAAATGGCCAAGCACAAAGAACAAAGTTAGTTAATAGTTTTGTTAAGAATGTGAAAAGGTTGTGGTTGTTAACGGGAACACCTATGACATCACGACCAATGAATTACTTTAACTTACTACAACTAATTGATAGTCCTGTAGCTCAAAATTGGATGGCTTACGCTATTCGTTATTGTCAGGGTTATCAGTTTAATGCTGGTAAAAGAAAAGTATGGAACGTATCGGGAGCGTCGAATTTAGAAGAATTAAGAGATAGAACATCAAGACAAGTATTAAGAAGGTTGAAAACAGAAGTGTTGGATTTACCTGATAAGATTATTTCACCCGTGTACCTAAGACTGAAATCAAGATTATATGAAGGTCTTATGGGTGATTACTATAATTGG